TCTGCCCTCCCACGTTGTAATAACGGCTCATGCCGAACATTTCCGATGTTTCACGGAAAAGATACTCTTTTTTTCAGTTTTTAGCAGTTGCCGCAGCCATTACAGCCATTTCCCCAACCGCCGCCGTTGAACTGTCCACAACAATTTGTCGGGAAAGATACGGGCGTGTTAGGCTGAACCACCACGGCATTTACTGGGTAATCCTTGCCAAGCCTACGGATAAGTTCCGCTGTCTGTGCCTCCTGATTAGCCGTGATAAATGCATTCTGCGCCTGCTGGCTTGCCGCAAAGGAAAGCTTCTGGTTTTCCAGTTCAAGCGCATGAATACGCTCTGCCTGTCTATTGGCTTCCATCTGGTCAAGTCTTGCAATCACCCTGTCTGTGTCGTTGTGGGATGCCTGAATAGCGTCACAAGTGTTCTTTGCACTTGCATACATCAGGTCTTTAATATCCCCACGAACATCACAGCAGCACTGCTGTGCGTTGAACATCATGGTTGTAAGCTGCTGCATAAGAGCCGCCTGCTGATTGCACCGGGACAATTCAGCCTGTGAGAAGCCCTGCATTACGGTAGTGCCAAGGTTATTGATTGCCCCAGTAGTTGCAAAAGTGCTGTCACAAATACCGTGTCCGTTTGCATCCAGTTTGCTGATGATAGACTGTGTGTCAAATCCTCTCTGCAGGTCTGCCTGTGTCGCAAATCCCATCATTGCGCCGCCAGCACCATTACCGCCGAAGCCTCCCCAGCCGCCGAAGCCTCCCCAGCCGAACATGGAGAACAGGAAGAAAAGCGCAAGCATTCCCATCCAGTCTCCACCCCAGCCACAATTGTTGTTTCCGTTGTTGCCGCTTAACAAAGCAACGTCAGAAGCTGATAATCCGTCCGAATTCATGTAACATATACCTCCATATGTGATTTATTTACAAAACCGCAAAAACGGTTATGTAGCGATTTAAAACATTCCTTTAAACAATCCCTGCGCCATCTGCGCCATTTGGTTTGCCTGTTCAATCTGCTGCTGATTGACCTTGCCGGAACGCAAAAGCTCATTTATTTTATCCTGCGGGTTTACACCCTGCATTTCCTGCCGGAACCGTTTAAATTCATTCATCATCTGGGAGAATTTATTTCCCCCTTGTGCCGGAAGTCCGCCCTGTGCCTGTTTGTTTCCCATCATTCCCATTAACGGATTCGACATTGTTCACAACCTCCTTATTTGCCTTTATAGGCTGTTTTTCCTGTGCATTGGTTAATTGTTCAATCAGTGCCTTTAACTGCTCAAATTCGCCCCTCTGGACGTATTGAGAGAGGTCTATTTGTGGTTGCTCCGGCTGTTCGGGCGCAACCTCCTGCACCTCTGCAAATTGAAATATGCGGAAAGTACAGCTACCGACATTATCAGCGGATTTAACGTAAAAATATGGCTCATTGTTATCCATCATCCAAACGGTTTGCCCCGGCTGTACAATCTGGTTTTTCGCTCCGTCAATGCCAGACACTCTAATCCAGTCTACGTTCTGCGTTGGGGCTGGTGCGCTCTGCTGTCCCCAACTACCAACTTGTGGCTGATTATAAAAGCTCTGCATAATATTTGCCTTGCGCTGTTCGTATTCCCGTTCTAACTGCGCCATCTGCTGATTTAACGCCGGATTCATTGTCAATGCCATATGAACGCCCTCCGATTTCTTTCTATGGGTAAATTTTCGCATAAAAATAGAACCCATAACAGTACCGATAAGTACCGTTTTAGGCTCTAAAAAGTTGGCAAAAAGTTCTCATAAAGTTACTAATTTTGCATTACATTTTTCCAGTATACTTTTTCTATCCATTCATCCATACGTTTTGCGTTTGAAACGCTCAATACTTTCCTATTTACTCTTTGACTTAATTTCTTTATATCTTCATATTTTAGGATTTCCGCACATCTTTCAAGAGGTATGTTCTTTCTCCTAAGTTCAAACAAAGCTGCTTCTCTTTCATCAAAATTGCAAAATGCACGGTAGTATTCAATTTGTGGCAATGTAAAATCATTTACTTTCAAATCAAACTCCTATTTCTTTTTGCGTCTAGCGGTCCCTTTACTGTTACCGCTCTTTTTAGTTCTGCTCTTTGTCACTTTCGTCTTTGCCATCGTTTATAATCTCCATAATTTTCTCAATCTGCTCTGGTGTGATATCCGCGCTAATTACGTTACCTTGGCTGTCTGTAAGTGTATAAATTCCTGTCTGCTCAACAGTACTTACAAAATCATACTGATTGAGATACCAAATAAAGCCGAATACCATAGCGAGCATTACGAATACCTCGATTACATTGATTTTTACCATAGCACAAAATGCTTTGAACCACCTTTCAGAATTATCCCTTGCATCTGACAAAAGCTCATATGCAAATACTTCATTTCTATCTTTTTCGTTTACATTATCCTTGTTTTCCACAACTTAACCCTCTTTCTGTGTATATTTCCCTCATTATAGCAATTTTAGGGAGGGGTTGCAATCAGTCTTTCTGATTTTCTCCCCAATCCAACGCTTGACCACAATCGTGGCAGAAATTGTGTTTTTGTTTGATGCTTCTTTTACTTCCGCAATTTGGGCAAAAATAATAGTATTTGTTTGACACTGGATTTAATTTATCTCGTTTTCCCAATGCGACAGCAGCCATTTCACAAGCAATGCTTATTTCTTTTGAGGTTTTTTCATATGCTTTCTTTAAAGCTATCTGAATTCCAATAGCATCCTTTACATCCATGTCTATCCCCTCTCCCAAAAATAAATAACATTCTTACCGCCGCTGTCCCATGTGTCCCAGTATTTTCCGTCCACCACCGTCACTACATGCCCGTCTAATCCCAAAACGTATGTACCATGTGGAAAGTTGCAACAGAATTTATACACGTCCATAGGATAATCTGGCTCATAACGCACATATCCGTTATCTGCCAAATATTCGCCCCATACCTTATTTGCCGAAAGAACGTCCTTTTGCCGGTATGCAATCTGCACAAGGTCGTCAAAGACTTCATTCCATGTGCGCCCTGTAGCCTTGCAACACGCACGAATGGCGCAGTCGCCGACTCTCCTTTCCTTGGGATTAGGATTGTATTGTACCCACCTATTCATACAAACTATCCTCAATCATGCGGCAACCTTCTACTTCCCCATTCATCATCTTTTTCAGCTTTTCAAGATTTCGGATTACCACATCAACACTTGCCGTATTCTCAAACGTAAGTACAATATCTTCCTCACTTGCAGAAAAATTCTCTGTTGACTTTTCGCCGCCGACTACGCCAGTACCTTTTCCGTTTTGCAAAATGAGGCATCCTTTTTCAAAATCACCATCCACAGATGGAGTAATCAGCACGTTTCCTTTTCCAAATTCAGCTACTACCATTTTATCTCCTTTCTTCCCTACCTCCTACCACAATTTTACAACAGATTCGGGCGGGGGTTGTACCAATTATTCAGCCGAATCAATAAGAACAACAACGCTTTTTCTAGGACAATAATAATGTGTAATCTGTCCATCCTTCCCGGCCGGAACCGCAACAAGCACTCTATCAATTGCACTTTTGTCTTTATCAACTTTTGAATGACTTTTCTTTGCACTGGCCGGAATGTGCTCTCTTGCACTCTTTCCGGCTGGAATGTCTGCAATTACTGTACCGCTTTTGTTCTTCCAGCAACCTTGCGCCTGACTTACCCATGCAACTTTATCTCCTACTTTCATTTCCCGTTATCCTCCTTCTCCTTTTTATATCTTCTTGCTCCTGCATTACTCCGCCTCGTCTGCTCCCTGCCGAAATCAGCTACCTTTATGCGGTCATTGCTTCTGATTTCCCACATATAGCCGCTCTTGGTCGATATGTAATCCGTTTTGTTTGCAAAAACTCTCATACTCCCCAAACTGCCTATCAAACAACTCCTTAACCTCTGATAATTCCTCTTTCATTGCAGCAATGGCATTTTCGTCATGCAGAGTTTTGATAGCGTGTTTAATGTTATACATACGCTTCTTTGTATCTCTGATTTTTCTCTCTATTGCCCGTTGTTTCTGGAATAGGTCGTATTTCTGTTTGTTTTCCTTGCTGTCATAGTCCTTGTATAGATTGCTATTTCCGGGATAATGCATGTGGATTGTATGTCTGCAATTTGCACCACACAACCCCTCAACTGTGCCATACCCGGTAACTACCACCAAATCAGGATATTTTTTTTGCTTTCTGAATTTCTGAAAAAATTCTTTTACTTTCCCAAAGAAATTCTTTTTTGGTTCTTTATACCCCACCTTTTTCAATAAGGAATCAGATATAGAATATATTTTCCCTTGCCAACTCTGATGATTGGCTGGCTCGTCATGGTCCGTATACCTCGCCCCTATATGGCTGCTGACAAGAACTGTCCTCAATCCTGCATTTGCGCATTCTGTCAGCGTGATTTCTGCATTAGCTTGATTGATTCCAGTCAGTACGCACATCCTTACAGCAGATTCTATGGTTATTTTCCGTCCACTTTTATAAATAACATGGGTCCCATACTTTGACACCTCGCTGATTGCTTCCCTTATTGCAGTATTTTTATCAATTCCATGCGTAGCTTTCCACCATGCAGCATCACAGGACTTTAAAAACTGTTGGTTCATATCTGCCGCTGTAGTCTTTGTCAGATTTCGTATTTCTCCATTTGTCCTCTTATATGCCGCATCTAACAGTTTCTTTTCACTCTCCGTCAAATGTTCAAGGCGCGGGGCTTTACCAATAAAATCCTTTAATTCTTTGTTAGATTCCACCATTCCAGCAACAGATTTATTGATATCCTCGTTGATTTCATATCCGGCTTTCAAAAATGCTTCACGGATTGTCTTTTCAACACCCGGCAAACGTTTTCTGATTTCCTTTTCAATGTCGGATACCAATATGCCGGATTGCTCATTTAACAGCTTTAATCTTTGCACATTAGACGGAATAATTTTGATTTCTCCCTCTGATTCAAAGAGATTGACAATCGAATCAATCACTTTGTTTGTCAGATACATATTAAATTCCGTGGCGGCGGTATGACTGCTTTCTACCAATTCATTTAGATATTCTGGGGTAAACATCAGCTTTCTTCCTCGTCAGCCTTTAGAAATTCCTCTATCTGCTCTTTGCTCATGTTTTTGCACATATCCCAAACTTTATCAAAAACCGGATTAATCGCCTTTGCAAACCTATTGAGAATTGATTTTGTTTGTACTACCGACATTCCCATTGCTTCAATTTCTTTTTTCTGTTCCTCTGTAAATGCTAATACCATTCCCTACTCCTTTCTAAATCCATTTTTCGCCGCTTCAACAATCGCTTCTTTCTCATGTTCCGCTGTATATCTCGCCCAATCTCGCACCGCATCCGGATTCTGATAATGCAACAGGCGTGTAGTGGGTACTTTCTCCACTCCAGGACGGCTCCAATGTCCGTACTCTGGTTTGTAGAAAGAACCTTTTCCAGTAATTGGGTCTGCGTACATGATTCCTGTGTGCTGATAATGCCCATATGGTACGCCATTTGGATTATAAGCGTAAACTGTGCTTAAATCACCGTTTGTTTCGTTGAACTCCTTTATATCTGCCCTTAATGCGCCGCCATCTTCTCCTGGAACGTGTTGGAGCATTCGGGTAAGAAATTCATTGTGTAACGCCGCCTGTGCATTATCCAGCTTTTTTCCAAAACGTGTCATGTTGATATTTACGGATACGCCATCCTCATTAATATTGATATTCAGTTTCTTAAACAGATTTTTAAAATAATTTTTTCCGATAGCCACCGCATCACACCCTTTCAACATTCCCTATGTGCTGTCTGATTCTCATAAAATCACGCTTTCTACTCTTTTTCCTGATAAGCACTTATCTTCATCATAGAAATATCTTCTGCCCTGAAGAATATTTGTTCTTTTCCATCTTCTGACATAACAGCGTTTATATAACTACCTGCATACTTTTCTGGAACCAATTCTTTTGCGACATCAACACTTCCAGATTTACTTGTTTCATATACTCCTGTAAGTATTTGACCGTTTTTTAATCCAATAACTAATGTAAATTTATACATTTTCCTATTCCTCCCCAAACAATCCTTCTTTCGGCTCATTAAATCTGTCCCAAAAGCATCTTCTTCGCTTCATCTTTGCTTACCCCAATGGCTGCCGATATAAGATTTACAGCCTGTCCCTCTGTTATCATGCCAGAGGAATGTTGCGATATGATAGTAATAAGGCTTTGCGTTTGCGCGCCGTTCAGTCCCTTGCTTGCGCTTTCAGAATCGGATTCTTCATTTTTTTTGTAGAGGCATATACTCATCACCAAACAAGCCCTCTTGATTGCTTCCCATACTTTCCATTTGCGCTTCCGCCACAAGTGCCCTTGCTTCTTCCTCTGTATATCCTCTATGCAACACAAGCCACTTCCATTTAGGGATATATCCAGTATCTGCAAGCTGCTTATCCAGCAGGGCATCTTCTTCCTCGTTCTTTAAAAGGTCAGCAAAAGAGCAGAACAGCTCATAGTTCTCATTTTCTGTTGGTGCAACATCACCATTGATAACCAACATAGCATTGATAATATACGCTATGTCATGGATTGCCCCTGTGCGCCCTTCTCCGTTGGAATTAGGCTTGTCCAGTACATCACGGTAGGATAATGCTGTGTCGGCGGTTCTTTTCTGCGTCACCCTTACCTGCGTTGCCGTGGTTGCCTGTATGGATTGTCCGTCAAAAACAAAATAGCCAGGATCAAAGCCACATTTGAAACCTATGATAGAAAGATAGAAATTGATTCCCTCTTTCCGGCTCGTTATCTGCAACGTTGGCTGCCACTGCTCCACTGGTGAATTTCTATCGCTTAAATCTAATCCAGTTTTATCAATAAATTCTGGAAGCTCAATCCCATTTTGATTTGCATACATAATCGCGGACTGGTCTATCATCATCATTGGGGAAGAATTTTTCGTTTCTTTCCCAAGAGTTGACATTGCAATATCTAACGCTCTAAACTCCTCCATGCAGTTCGCAAAGCAAGGCGCTCCCATGGGACTGTCAGAATCGATGAAATTGTAAACCGGGCATTTTATGTACCTGAACAGCGGCTTTTCAAGATTCTCCGCCCAAAACTCCGGCTCAATGTCTGCCCATTTGGTCTGTGATAATGGTACCTCTCTGCCAATATCATCCTGATTATCAGATTGGAAAGCCTTAGTGGATACATGGTATATCTTTACTATTTCATTCTCCCCGGCTTCATTCTTCCTTGTGGATCCCTCGAACCTGTGCCACTCTGCCTTTGTATAGAATTTTTTCCCTTTGGAGTAGTAAGAGAAAAATATTGCTGCCTGGACTTCCTTGCTGCTGTCAAACTCTGTGACAAGGAACATATCCGGTCGTAGAAACTCAATGCCACTCCCATCCCATTTAGCCATTACGCCACCAAAGAAAACCATAGCATGAATATCATCTTGTGCGTTATGGAGAAAATACTTATCAATGATTTTCTGCATCTTTATCGGCATATCTCCGCTGCGGATCCCCTGCACCTTAATATCTATATTCTGCGTTATTAGCTTCGCCCATTCCTCGGCTATGGTGTTCCAAAATCCGATTGTACGCCCATCACTCTCTTTTACCCACGGCGGCCTCTGTGCCGTTCATGATGGCGTTTTAATACCTCTGCAACCGCAAAATACTGCTCCCATTCCTCGTCTGTTCTTTCCTTCGGCTCTTCTGTGACAAATGTCCACATCAGCTTAAATAGATTTATCAGTTTCTTCATTTCCGTCCTCTCCCTTTACTGCTATTTTTCCGGCATTATAATACGGGCAATCCGTAGGTTTGTGAACTGTATTATTTTTTACAGATTGTTCGTATGCTAAATCCGCTATACTTCTGCACACTTCCAAATGTGTCATTATTTCAATCGCCGCCCCTCTCATATTCTTCCAACTCCTGCTCCTGCAGCAGTTTCCTTTTATCGTTCTTGTGTGTCCGCTTCATCTATTTCTTTTTGCCTTAACGACTGTGAAATCAAATCCCCATGCTTATCCAGTAAATCGTCATATTTCCTACATATAGGCGGCAATCCATGGTATCTGTCGCAACCGCCAATGCTATTTATCCGAAAGAGTGATAAATCTCTCTTCCTTGCTTTTTCTGTTATATCATCAATCAACATGAATAAATCAACAATACATTTCTGTTCGTCTGTCATTTTCCCCTATCCTTTCTATCCCTTTCGCTCCCCGGTATGGC